GCTTCAAGAACTGCATCCATTTCTGCCTTCACTGCATCACGGCGCTCGACTACTTTGTCAAGATATGACATTGTGTTTTTGCTCCTTGTGAGTTTGGTTGTAGAGGTGGTGGCCAAGAATGCTCGCGGCGCTTGTGGGGTGCGAGATAGGCTCCGACTTCAATCTGTTCTGATGAACAGAAATCTATTTTGTTGAGTTAATAATTGCTTTTGCTAGGCGCAAAGAAATCTTGCGACCCTGTTCTTCCTTTGGTTCAGGAAGTGGATCAATGTAGCGAAGTTCGCTCATCTTATGACCGACGAGCGTTTCAGTTGGTCGCCATCCGTCTCTAAACTCTTCATAAACGCGAATAAGAACGGCAGGGTCGCCTTCTTCGGCGGTGATAGAAAACTCTGTGCCAGGAATGCCAAGCACGCCTTCTTCCATAATGTGTTCAATGCGACCACGAGCAGTTCCGCCTGATGAATCCCATTCAACGAAGTCGCCTACATTTTCGCGTGCTTCTTCTTCCATTCCAGGTTCAACGCCAAGCAAAGTCTCAAGCATTGACTTGCCTTCGCCAAGGTATTCATAGGATTCGTCTATCTTGTCAAGAATTGCTTGAACCACGATAAGAGATTCACCGGTCACTTCACGGCCTTCTTTAATCGCAGAGATGGCTTCCTTCAAATACTCGCGTGCTTCGACTGTTGTTGTTGGATAAGCAGGATAGGTGACAACTGAAACATCGCCATCTGCAAGGGAAACCTCTGTCAAGACTCGACGGCTTCTGTCATCATTCCATTTCTGACGAATGACACGGAAAGCAAACGACATCTGATCCACATCGCCACGCTTGACGAGTTCGTAAATATCACGACCTTCTTGTGTATCTGCAAGGTCGGCATTAAAATGCAGACCGCGCTCATCTTCTTCTAATTTCAAAGTGCCGTTATTAGTGCGAGCTAGTGGCAAACCTTCGTGATTGATAAGCAGGCGAACATCGGGTGTTTCACTCAAGGTCTTGCGAAATGCTCCTGGTGCAATGCTCTCTTTGAATGGTAGCGGAACGCTTGAGTCATTAAAAACTGCCGCATAACCAGACAGGCGCATTCCGTCGCCGTCGGCTCGTGCTTCTACATCTCGCACATTGAAGGTGCGGCGTTCAATTTTCTTTGCCATTTTGCTCCTTGAATCGGCTTCGGCATTGAGCGCATCAATTTTGCGTTGCGCCCAATTTTGCGCTCTGTCACTAAAGTTAGAATCTCCGCCCCAAATCAACCAAGCAACAAGTCCTGCGCCTGGATATTGTGGATGCGATGAGTCTTTGTTCTTTGGCGCTTGGCCGTCAACTTTGTGACGCGCAAACCAAGGTGCCATTTTGCGAACTTTGTTTTCCGTGATCCGCCCTGCTGCCATTTCGCGTGCTTCGCGTTTGGCGGTGTCAGTTAGACCATCGCCCCCAAATCCATCTGTAACATATTTCAAACCGCGTGCTGCGTTGTCGCGGATAAATTGTGGAACGCTCAAATCTACTTGACGAACTTCTCCACCTGGCTCCATATCTTCAGAAATACTCACCGCGACCATTTGGTCAATCGCATCTTGCTTGCTTGAGTGGCAACCAATAGTTGTATAAGAACCATCAGATTCTTCTTTGACTGTTGCCCAACCTTGGCAATCACTTTGCTTGTCTGAAATGTAATATGGCATAAGTCGTCCTAAATGAGAAGCAGAAGTTCTGCGTCGTCTTCAAGTATCGAGAAGGTGATTGTCGCCATCGCATTTGCATTGACAAGACCGAGCGATGAACTTGCATTTGCGACAACTGTTGAAACTTCAACAACTTCAGGCTTTGGCAGTGGCGGGAAGTTCGGTTGAATGAAGTTCGGCACGCCCCCGCCTGTGCCTGCGACACTCGGAGATTGAGGAATCGTGTTTGCACTTGATTCTAAGCCACCAAGGTCAGCATTCGCACTTGCCGATATGGTGTCAGCAGCGCGAGCAGTTGCGAGCAAAGAGCCTAGGTTTGCAGAGGCAACTGCGTTGTGAGTAACAAGTGAATTTGCACTTCCCGACAATCCGCCAAGAGTTGCAGATGCTTCAACAATAACAACAGGCCCAAGAAGGTCTGTATCAAGAACACCTGTGTCAAGAACGAATTGTGATGGCATTCTAGGATGCGAGTGTTAGTGATGCGGTCAAAGACCCGCTTGGAATAGTGTAAGTATCACCTGCAACATAAGCGTTGCCTGTAATAGTGCCACTAAACAAGAAGTTACCAGCGCTAGCATTATCCCAAGCAGTGAAATAAGTAGCATCTTGCGAACCGGCAATGCTTGTCCAAGTGACTGCGGCATCACTAGCGATTGAACCTGCCGAAGCAGATGCAAAAGTGACTTCTTTGCGAGTTGTTTCAGTTGCGGCATTCGCCGTTCCATTCGCCCCAGGATCGCCCGTGTGGAGTTTGATATAGACATTCGCTGCTGAATACGCAGTCGCATTTCCAACTGCATCAAGGAATTTGTTTGCTAGATAAGAACTCAAGCCTGTTGCCATTATTCGCCTTCCTCAATGAACTCTTCAATGACTTCTGCAATGCGACCGACTTCATCACGAATGACTCTCTTGCGAACCTTGCGGCGGTCAATCTGATTTGTCACTTCGACCTTCGGTGCTTCCACATTGACAGTCGGTGCATCAACGCGAACTTCAGGTGATTCAAGCATCACCATTGCAGGTTCGATATTGACAGTTGGTGCGGCCACATTGACAACAGGTTCTGGCACGTTGATTGTCGTGCCATTATTGCGAGCCTCACGAACATCGTAGGCAGCAGAAGGATCAGTTGGGTCAATTTGTGAAATCGGTTGTAGTTGTGAACTTGGAACGCCTGTGTGTGCGATAGGCACCATCTCAACCGCCTTCAAGACTTCTTCAGGGTCAAAGCCGACTTGAACTAACTTGCTCACAATATCGGCGCGGAGATTTAAGCCGACATCCTTGGCATCTGCCGCATCAATGTTCTGCAATGGCACGCGGAATTGGTCGCCTGCTTCTCCGATAGGTGCTAAATCTTCAACAGAGCGAACATCGTTCAAGCTCAAGAAGCCTTCACGAAGTCCTTTTGTGTAAGCCTCATAACGCTCAAGAGTTGTGCCACGAAGCAGAGCGTCAAGGTTGAACTTGATGAAGCCATCTGATTCAGGCAACAAAGCCGAAAGGCTCTGCTCTAGGCGTTCAAGTAATGGACGAAGTGAATGCTGAACAAAGGAAAGGTTCTGTGCTTCAACAGAAGCGAACGACATTGCGCCAGCGACAGGGTGACCAAGCAGAGATACAGGAACGCGAAAAAGGCGAGCAATATCTTCAACATTGAATCTGCGTGCTTCAAGCAACTGCGCATCAGCAGCATTAAGAGTCAATGGCTTGAATGCTGCGCCACCCGAGAGAATGCCAATCTTGCCTGCACGATAAGGGCCTGTGTGAGTGATGTTCCAATCACGGCCGATGTCTTGTGCCTGCTCTTGAGTCAATTCGCCAGGAACTTCAATCACGCCACCAGGGTTGGCAGCGTTGCCGAAGTAGGCAGCAGCATAAGTATCTGCGGCCATGGCAGCGCCAATCGTCAAGCGAGCAGCAGAGACAGGGCCAAGGCCATAGTGCGAGCCAGGAAGCCTGAACATTGGGATATGCAGAATCTCACGGCTTGTGAGAATTTCTGTGCGCACATCGCCTGCTTCACGGATCGTGATTTCATAAACCAACGGCTCATTCGGACGCAGACGGCGAATGCGAACTTCATCAGGATTCAAGCAATAGAGTTCAAAGACTTCATCGTTCTCATCGCGCACTGTCAAAATGAAGGCGTTGCCGTGAAGGTTGAGCGAAGCGATAACTTGCTCAAAGAACTCAAGACGAGAAGTTTCAGGATTAGGTCTATTGACCCATTCAGGTTGCGAACCATAGACGGCCGAATAGGAAATGCGATTACGACCACGGCGGACATAGGCGCCAAGTGGAAGTGAAGAAATCGTGTCACCAAGCAAGCGGACGCAGGCATAGACAGTTGACATGCGAATTGCAGAGTCGGCAGTGACATCAACACCTGATGGCGCCATGAATGCAGGTCTGCCAGGAATCAACGGTTCAACCCATTGTGAATTGTTAGCCTGACGCTTTGCTTCAGCGTTGCGAATGCGCTTTGAAATTCCCATCAGTTAGCCTTCTCCGTGATCCATACTAGAAATGACCCTAAGCAGACAAGAGCTAAAGGCACTGACACCATCGCAAGACCTGTCGTGGCAATAACAAGACCGCCAAGACTGACGAGCATGGAGACATCGAGTTTTTTCATATCGCCTCTCAGACTTGAATCGAAAAGAATCGGGCCACAGGTTGCTTAGGCGGTGGCGGTTGCGTTGCCCTGTCATAGCCAAAGATTGCAGCGACTGCGGCATCGACCTTGCGACGAGCAGATGCCTTTGCCACCATCACTCCGCGACTTGATTGCTTCGTGACGCAGTTGGCGACGTGTCTAGCAAGCCCTTCGTTTCCATCGTGGGTGAAGGATTGATTGACAACTGCTTCGTAGAACTTTTGAGTTGCAGGAACCATTCGCTCTGCTGAGTTGGGATATGCCACCACCGGCAATCCTTCTTCGTCAAGAACCATGAATGTTCTGTTCCATCGTGCGGGATCGAAAACAATCTCTCTGACATTGATTCGATTATTGCGTGCAGTGTTGATGATTGCTTGTTCGACTTCTGCGACCGGAACAAACCATCCTTGTTCTGCATTATCAGGCTTCTCCCATAATCCAA